GATAATGGAACAAATTATGTTGCCGGTTCGTATGTCGGAGAATATACCACTGGCGTGACAGGTTCGCGAAACGAAACTGGACAACTGGTAATCACTGTCGATGCAAGTGCTCCAGATACTCTATATTATCAATGTGGGGTTCATAGTGCAATGCGAGGCACTATTCAAATAAAAGATTTGGCAGTCGAAACAAACGAAAATGGAAATTATATCATATACGGACAACATACACAAGAAGGACACGCAAATGCAATAGAATTGCGGCCTATTCCTGCTCTGGTAAACCAGATGTGTATTGTTTACGATGCAGTAAATAGTAAATTCGTTCCACAAGATTTAGCAACCTATGTAGAAAATACCCCATCATTTAAAAACAAAATTAAAGAGGTTGCGGGTACTGCAACCTTAGTAGCACCCGATGGAACATCTTTAGTCGCCTCTGTAAATATCTACAGTGACGCATCATATTTGCCCGCTGTTGGTAACGTGAACGGCGACTTGGCGTTTGCGGAAGATACTAATACAATGCACATTTTTAAAACTGGAACTGGATGGGTTACTGCTGTTGCATCCGCCGAAGGAATTTCTGTAAATAGTTTTGTAAGTCTCAGACAAACAGGTGCGTTATCAGTAACTACAGGGGCCAAGAGGTGGTATTCTCCCACCGCAAGTACAACAATAAGTAATATTGTTGCGAGAGTTGATACGGCGCCTGTTGGGGCAAGTATAAACATAACAATAAAGAAAAACGGAAGTTCCGCTGCAACATTGGTCATAGCCGATGGTGGAACAAAGATTATAAATAGTTCACCAAGCATAACTATGGTGGATGATGACTATATTACGGTAGATATTACCCAAATCGGAAGTTCTACAACTGGGTCAGATTTAACCATCACATTTACATATTCATAAGAGGAGAAATACAAATGGCATTATCGGCAGAAGAAATTGCAACCTATAGAGAGAGGTTTGCAATTGGAGATGATATCGCAGAAATTAAGGTATGGAAAACTGAATCGGACGATGAGGCCCACAACAGTTTGTTGTATTTTACTGACGATGCGTGTTCGGCATTTACAGGTGACAAATTAATTGTCATTGGTGTTGGAGAGGATGAAGAGGGAACATTGTTACCATATCCTGCTTTAAAAGATGCAGATAACGTCTGGACAGAATTTACTGGAGGAGAGGAATAATGTACGTTTATTTAAAACCAGAACCAACAAGTTCATCGCCAAGTGCTAGATATATCATTGAGGCAATATATAATATTGTAGTCAATAATTACACCATCGCTCAATGCAATGCAAGTTATATCAACCATGGCCAGTCATATATTGCAGGGACGAGACCAACTAGTACCACATATACTAGTATAACTGGTCACACACCAATGATGCAGTCTGCCCAAGATAATTATAGTAACAATGGATATTGTTCTTTTAACAAGAAATCTTATGCAACAGGACAGGGTGTTGGTGCAGCAAATGCGGCATACACACCTTCAAGAACAATTCAAGTGTCGTATGGTATCGCTCCATATGCTAACAGCTCAACTTCGAGTTATCCTCACTACGCAAGAGGTTTTAGATGTAATATGGGAGCATCAAACTTCGCAAATTTCGCACCGTTTAATAGTAGCAGTAATGTTCACACATGGTCAACGCAACATGGCGGCACCACCAGTGACACAACTTCTGGATATAGAATCGGGGTTGATTCTGGTGCTGATTTAGACAGCATTCATATGATTGTTAACGACTCAACATTTGCAATATGGGTTGTCTCTTCTGGCAGTCCAACACAAAGAGATCATGGATGGTTATGTGTAAATGACCTAGAACACAACGGAACATATGACAATTATGTATATTCTGGACATCCCACATATTGTCCAACAGCTGTTATGTGGAGTTCGACTATGGATTACTTGGACAATCCAACTCTAGTGACAACATCGACACCAACTTGGGGTATGCATATGCCGCAATATCTCGATCAAGAAGGGGTGTTAAGAAACACCTCCCATGCTGATACCAGTGACCAGTATGGTTGGGGAGATCAATCAACCACTTATGCAGATGCACCTAGCATATTCCCATCTCCAAGGAGTAATGTATATTCGATGAAAGGTACAGGTGGTGAAGATATACATCCATTAATTCCTGTACAATATGTACCACATATAGACGGCCCACAATTCTACGGTGACCCTCGACAGGGAAGATTTATTAATATGTACAGAACGTCCAACAACGACCACGACAGGGGCGATGTAATTTTAGACGGTTCTACAAGATATCGAGTATTCAGAACCCATAAAACAGGACATGCCGATAAGGCAGCTGCAATTCAAAATGCATGTTATGCATTTCCAGAAGATAATGTACCATTTGCATAGGATGATATAAAATGATTATGTCAACTAACCCATCACCTATAAATGGCATTTCGCGAAAACCCGGCGATGTCTTTGGTGGTGGTTTTGCTGCAAATTCTATAAGACGTTCTCAGGCCAAAGTATTTGGTACTGATTCGGTATTGAATTCTATAAGACGTTCTCAGGGGTTTGTGCCTACGTCATTGTCCTCTGGAAGTGTTGATATCACATCTGATAACGCTGCGGCAATACTTGCAGCAGTACAAGCAGTTGATGAGTACAAGCAGTTGATGGGAGCGCGGCAACGGTTGCAGAGGCAGTATCTAATGCAACTTCTAGTGTTGATATCACATCTGATAACGCTGCGGCAATACTTGCAGCAGTACAAGCAGTTGATGGCAGTGCAAGTACAGTTCTACAAGTACAGCAAAATGCAACTTCTAGTGTTGATATCACATCTGATAACGCTGCGGCAATACTCGCGGCCGTGCAGGCAGTTGATGCGAGTGCAAATACAGTTCTACAAGTACAGCAAAATGCAACTTCTAGTGTTGATATCACATCTGATAACGCTGCAGCAATACTTGCAGCAGTACAAGCAGTTGATGCGAGTGCGGCAACGGTTGCAGAGGCAGTATCTAATGCAACTTCTAGTGTAGACAGTCAATCATGGTCGGATAGTTAAGGTATATAAATGGCAGATGCATTACTAAATACGTCAAAACAGGCAATTAGGACTAAACTTCTAAACGACTTACCGAGCGCAGATGCTGATGGGGTATCAAAACTTGGAAGAATGGCAAAATCGATTGGTCTAGAAGATGATACTGCAATTGAAACAGCAGTCAACAGTAGGGTAAATGCTCTGGCCAGTGGTGCGACTACTGAAGAGTTGTCCAAACTCTCTCTTGCCATAAAGAACATGACAGCACAATCAATAACAGTTGCCGATACGGATTATCTTGCAGAAGGCAGTGTAAATCTATACTATACTGATTCGCGAGTCGATAGTATAATTACTAATAATTTGTTAATTGATGAAGATGATTTCGCATCTGATAGTGCAACCAAACTCCCTTCACAGCAATCCACAAAAGCATATATTGCCAGTCAGATTGCAACTAAAGATAACACAGACGAAATTGCTGAAGGTTCAACAAATTTATATTATACTGATGCTAGAGTTGATAGTAGAATTGCATCTGTTGGTAGTAGTGTTGTATGGAACTCTTTGACCGACTCTCTCATACCAGCAGTAAATTCGGACGGAACAACAGGCATCGATTTAGGAAGTTCTTCATATAAATTTCGTGATTTATATCTAAGTGGTTCTACTATTCACTTGGGTTCTGCACAAATTTCTGCATCTGGTACAGGAATCGAATTGCCTGTCGGTTCTGTGATTCAGACAGCAGCTGGTACGCCAGTTCCTGTTCCTTCTAAGGTGGAGGACTTGTCTAATGTGGATATTCTGCCCGAAGATGAAACATTATCAATGGCAGTAGATGAAACGGACGCCGGACACGGAACGTCATGGAAGTGGTCTTGGAACCCATCTACTTTACCATATGCTCGTGACACCATTTTAAACCAAACTCAAGGCCCTATTCCGATATACAAGGGTAGTACATACAACATCAAAAATTTCGCAGCGAACACGGCGGGTGGAAGTGCAGATCAACTACACAAGATACATCATAAATGGTTGGATGGGGCGGGGTTGCAAAACCTAACCGCATTTTCAACAAGTACTCTCGACACATCTATTTCATTTCCTGGCGTTCGAAGTGGTGCTGCAATGATTGGACAGAAACTAGACATTGTAGTCCCAGCAGTCGTTACTGCACCTTCTCTCACCGCACCAACAGTATCATATGATGTTGCTGCTGGGGGTGGGGTATACACTTTCTCTGGAAGTGCATCGGGCAATAATCCATCAATTGGGCCAGTATACGAAGGTGGCACATATACATTCAACTTAGATTCATCTGTGTCTGGTCATCCATTCTATCTCACCAACGACGATGGCACAGGATTCGTTGCTGGGTCTTATGTGGGAGAATACACATCAGGGGTAACAGGTTCTAGGAACGAAAGTGGAACATTAGTATGGACAGTTCCAGTGGGTGCTGGTGGTACTACTGTATACTATCAATGTGGTAATCATTCCGCAATGATGGGGTCTATCACTGTAAAGGCACTTGCAGTTGAAACTGATGCTGATGGGAATTATGTAACGTACCTTCAACACACACAAGAAGGTCATAAGAATTCTGTACCAATTAAACCAAAACCGGCGTTAGTGAACCAGATGTGTTTATCTTTCGTGGATGGAAAGTTCATTCCACAAGATTTGGTGGACTATACAGAAAAGACCGCATCATTCAAAAGTAAAATTGAACAATTGGCAGTCGGGCAAATCACCGCCAAAGTAACTGCCGCAGAAATAAGTACTCCGACTACAACCGCAGCAAAGATTAAGTCAGATGTGGAATTTATTGCAAACCTCAATCAACAAGGCGAATTGCAAGTAGTCACTGGAACGGCGAGATGGTATGCACCATTTGCATTAGAGATGCAAACAATAAAGGGCAAGTTAGGAACAGCCGCAGACGGTGTGGTTGGTGTAGTCATCAAGAAGAATGGTATTTCTGAAAAAACTTTAGCAATCACAACTGGACAAACATCAGCAGATGTAAGTAGTCCTACATTCACAATGACGGAAGGTCAATATTTGACTGTTGATATTACATCAATTGGAACTACTAATAAGGGGAGTGATTTGGTAGTCCAGTTTAAATATAGGAGAACTTAAAGTGGCAGATGTATTAAAATTTCCGCAAAAATCAGAACTTGACAAACAGTATGAAGAACTGGAAAGACAAGAAAAGTTAATTGCGGAACAAACAAGAAAAATAGCAGAATTGCTAGAAGGAAAGAAACCTAATAAATAAGCATTTCGTAAATTTCTTTCCAATTTTGTACACGAACAGCTGGAGTATCTATTGGTTGAATAACTGGAATTGTATCAGGTTTTGTGTAGGAAGTATTGTAGTCGTGTGCAATAAGAATCCCTCGTAGACCTAAACTACACCCAAGGTCTACGTTTTTAGGTTTGTCTTCTATCCAATAACAACCACTATCACGATATGGTTCTAGTGCATCATCTTTGTCTGCACCAGTATCAAGATATATGTACTTTTCGAATGCGGTATCACCAAACAACTCTCTTAGATTTTTTGTTCGTAAATGACACGCATATTGGTCAGTACTTAAACTTGTTATTGCATGAAAAATATAACCATGTTCTTCATGTAATTTTTTCACATATTTTATCGCATCACGCAATGGAGGCAATTTTCGGATTGCAGCACTTTCATTGAACATACGAACTAGTTTTGACTTCTCAATGTCCTCCAAACCATACCGTTTACCGATATCATATTCATTACTGTGGAATTCACTCTCCACATAACCATGTCGATTCATCCAACTGGTAAATGCGTATTCCCAATCAAGGAGTACGCCATCGCAGTCAGTTAGAATTACTTTATTTGATATATTTTGTATCAATTATTATCCTCATCATAAGTTGCAAAATATTCGGGATGCATACCAAATATTATTGCATTATATTCATCATTACCGAAGAACTTCTGTGCATCAGACTCTGTTAACCACTTTTGGGAATAGCCAGAGGTACTAATCGTTACGGTAACACTACGCGAACTGGGTTGACTCAAAGACATCAATAATCTCCTGTTTTTCTTCCAACATTTTTTTTAAGATATCAAAACCCTCTCGTTTATCTTCAGGAGTGCGGTAGTACCCCAATAGATGTATTGCATTTTGCAGGGACACGACATCGATACATTCTTGGGATACTGCCATCATTCATCTCCATATTGACGTTGAATTTTGGGGATTGCGGATGCTGCAATTGCAAGACCTAGCAAACTTAAAAAGGCGGTTTCCCACAATGGAGGCGGAATCAATCCGGCCTGCATTGCAAAGTCATCATTACCAACAGCACCCATCACTAAAAACATTCCAATTAATATTCGTATCATAAAATTCTCCTTAAAGGTAATTGGGGCCAGTCCACTGAATGTCGTAACCACCATCAAGGATGTTACCCCTTGCGGCATTCCGAGCAGGCGCGGCCCAACCAGCGGCTTTCAAGATGTCACCCAGTTTGAATTTTTTATCATTTTCGGTATTGACAATGAAACCCCAAACAGAGTTCTTGGCAATAATTTTGATATATTTATTACCTTGTTTTGAGATGAGTCCTTCATTGAACTCTTCAATCATTTTGAGTTGGGATTCAGACAGTTCACTGTCTCGCTGAGACCACCAATTATAGTAGTCTTGTTGGATATTAACCATTAGTTCTGCAAGTTCGTCTTTCATAATATAGTTCCTTATTTCACTTTATACGATCATTGTAACAGAACTTGACAACAAAGTCAAGCTTTATTTTCAAGAAATCGTAAAACTTGTGTAGGGAGAACCGTTGATGGCGGAGACATATTTATCATCTACTATAATTCCCTCGCCTTTGACACGGAGTTGACCACTAAGGGTAAAATCTTCCGTAGTACGGATATAGTGGGACACCATACCACCGTAAGTAACTCGACTGTTGAGGACAGTACCCACTACTGGAGCACCACAATATGCGGCATTAACTGATTTACCCTCTAAGACCCAATCTGACATAATGTAGTTCCTTATCTCAATTTATATACATATTATACGACAATTGCGTGTTAAAGTCAAGCATTCTTTTATAATATTTTGTTATAACGATATGACCTTTGATACAACTATCATGCAGCTCGAGCGAAGACATACATTGGTTTGTCTCCATCATATATCTCTTTGGCAGGATGCCAAATTTCGCGTTCTTCTTCGTCAATACCAACGACATAAGGCTTGCCACACATAAGGCTTGCCACACTTAGACCTAGTATATACTTCAAGGTCATTAGACTGAGCAAGGTCAAACCAAACCTTTCGACCACCTTTCGACTGAACAGTTCCAGCTTGGATAGTGATTCCCATCCTCTTAATGATATAACGGTAAGCTTTAGCAGCAATACCACGGCCACCGTAGCGATAGTCGAGTTGGGTCATATTAATATGGAAAGCATCCTTAAAGGCAGCGATGGATAGGTTGATCTCAAGGACGATTTTAACTCGCTGAGGACTTCTTCCATGAACCACACTGGTATCTATGACCGTAACCTCAAGATAACCTTCCTCTTGCATCGAATCATCAACCCACACTTGTAGTTTGGAGAAAGACCCCAAACGAACCCAAGTATCATCATTTGCTTTAGTATCGAAGTATCCTAATGCGAACTTCTTCTTCATGTCAATTCGATCCAATGTAGTTCCTTATCTCAATTTATATACATATTATACGACAAAAAGGGCCTGATGTCAAGCCCTTTTTGCACTTTTATGCACCAATATTTGAAGAAATACTACACTTTATGACACTTAACCGAGTACTTCCCATGATATTACGGTATCGGCGATAAATGACCGCCAAGCGTTCTTATCAGTACACCAGCACACAATCTGTGCAGATTCTGGTGCTTGATTCTCTACTGTTGTATCAATACCATTGGCCTTCAATACCTCTGGGTTTAAGGTACACGGCATAACACGAATTTCTTCGGTTTTTATCTTCTTAAAGGTAACCACTACTTCGCCCTTTTGGAGAGCCTCAATCAAGTTCTTTTTGTCTACTGTTTCCATAATTTACTCCGAAATTTTAACGTCTTGTGTGGGGTACAAATCTTCTATGTTGAAAAAATCATTTGCCATTGGGAAGATTTGTGCGATTGCTTGACCAACAGACATGGCCAATTCTCTGTGTTCTTTCTGCGTACCTTCTTCACTTCTCAATTCAATATAATGAATCCAAGAACGGATTGTACCATTTACATACAAACGTGACTGTGTAAGTCCTTCGGGCAGAACCTTACGCGCTTGTTCTTTTGCAATACCATTATCCAATGCCCAATTGTATGCTTTCTTTGATTGTTCAATAACCTTGAGTTGTTCTTCTTCCCAACGTTCTGATATGTAATCGTCTTCGTTCTCAATACTATTTTGACGATTCTTCAAGTCTTGCAATCGTGCCTCAGAAAGTTCAAACATATTGTCACCAAATTCATCGACTTCGGCATATCTCTGGGAAAACTCTTGAAACGAGAAAGACCTGTGCCGCAAGAGTTGTCTTGCTATGTCTCTTGTTGCTTCAATTTCCAGTGTCGCCGAAACCATCTCTAGCGGAGACCAATGTTTGTGTTTGATTAAGTATTTAATCAACTTTTCACTAGTCTTACTGTTTATCTGATTTGCAGGATTTGAAACTCTGGCGCAAAATGCAATTAGTTCTTGCAAATTGCCTAGTGCTGGTGATTCATGTACTTGTGAGTACGCAATCAACTTTACATTCATATTCACTCTTCTTCATTAATATCATCATCGGAATTCTCTGGGGGTTCCCAAGAGAACATATCTTTAAAGGATTTCAGAGGGAGATTTGGACGGTCAGCATATTCATACTGGTCATCTGTCATCACTGCACTTTGCAATGCATCCCTCCTGTCCCTGTTACTTATTTTTGTCATGAAACTGCGTGTGCTAGTATTTTAGCGCGCTCCTGTGCCTTTACCTCATCGATAAAGAATTGTGTTGTAATTTCTGGCCCACCTTCTCGCGACCAGTTACTTGCAAAGTCAATCAACTTGACTTCGTATCCCCATGTATGTTTTCTGTAGATAATGGGACGAACTTTAACCACTGCATTGCGCGAGTAGTTTTTGAGAGTTTGAGTTTTTTCTGGCTTAGCCATAATCAATCCTTTTTCATTTCATTAATAGTTAGTTCAGTTAATGCTGCGGTATGTCTCTCACATACTATAGCAAAGAAAACGACACCAATTACGATAGTTAACGTAAATATATTCGTTCTTATCGATGTTATGGTTGGTGTCGGTATCATTTAGCTTGCGCTTTCCAATGGAAAGTCCGTTAATAGTTCAGGAAAAGTGTCGTGGACTAATCTTTTTGTGAGTCCAGCAACTTTAAATTTTCCTTTTACAATCCTAGAAAGAATCTCTGCATCTTCGTGATACATACTTTCCAACATATCCTGTAACATATTGGTCGCACGCTGTTCTGTCAAATCACTACCTTCATAAAGATATGGGAGATATCTACATTCTTTCTCCAAAGTGGTGACGGAATATCCAATTGGGTCATCAGTTGGAATATATTTGGGGATTGTTGTAACTTTAAACTTAATGTTTGTATCCATCATGCATCGCAAAAGAACCTTCAGAGCGGGCGTTTCCCACTGCCGTAGTAATTGTTGTTTGGCCTTGACTGACTTCGTTAACGCAATCTCGTTAAAAACTTCGTGAATTAACTTCATACTTTTTCTCTCTAAAATCCTGTATTTCTTCCATTAGAAGAATCATCTTATTTTTAATAAAATAATCAAAAACCTTTTTCATATCACCTATAGGTTCCTTATTATACTCCAATAGAACTTGTTCTTGGATATAATCTGGGATAAAGGTCAAGTCAACTAGTTTTTCATTACGGCGGTATTTCTCTAACATGTTTGCATCACAAAATTCTTCTGGTTCTCTAGAAGTATCCAACCATTCAGATAATCGTTTTTTGGATAATGGTTTCTGTCGCGCACCTTCGGTCACAAAGACATCATCTGGCGAAAGAAAGTTCGGCACTCCATCTCCCCTGTCACCACGAATAATGTGTTCTCTTATGTATTTATAAGCATTATCAGTTGTAAGAAACTTTTTGAGTATCGGACTGTACTGCTTTACGTTAGGATATCTTTGCAACTGTTTGAAATCTTTGTCACTTGATATAATAATAGTTTTTTCATATTTCGAATATTCTTTCACCAGAACACCGATTATGTCATCTGCCTCTGCCCTATCGACTTCGATAATCTTATAAGGAAATACTTCCCTCAAATCAGATTTCATTTCTGAAATCGTGTTGAATATTATGTTCCAATCGATATTAGAACTTTCTCTGGTCTTTTTGCGACTTGCCTTGTAGTACGGATAACTGTCCTTGCGCCAGAAGTTTTTATTGTCGCAACACAAAATTACGTTGCCGTACTCATCAGAAAATCGTTTCTTAATGCTTCGGATACTATTGAGTATCATGTGTCGGACAAGGTTTTCGTCCAATTCTTCTCTGTAGTTGTTCATCTGTACCATTAGGTTTGCGATTACAACTTGATTTAAGTCAATTAAAATCATCTTTTTTGCCTCTATTTACTATGCTATATAGTAACACACAGCGTCATTGATGTCAAGCGTTTTCTTCGGTAATGGAAAATATTTTATCAATTTTGACCCGATTGAACATAGTTTCTTCTCGTTTACTATATTCATTCCAAGCTTGGCGCTTAACTGTTCCTGTAAAATGAAAACATACACCTTCGCCCAATCCCTCGACGGCTGGTTCGATGAAGAATGCACCAAACTTCCCAGATTTAGTAATGAAATTGTATATATACCTCTCGCCATAATGAGTGTTAACTTTCTTGAAGTTCATCACCTTACCCATGAACATTGCACGTTCTTGCGGTTTTCCTATGAATCCTTTATGGTCACTTACCATCTTCTACACCCTTTAATTAATAGTACCCATTATACATGGTTTTTTGACAGTTGTCAAGCCATTTTTTCCTCAAACCAACAAGGAACCTCACGTTTTGACCAAACCATTTTAAAACGGTCTTGTTTTGTCTGATAGAACATTCTATAGGACTTAACAGGGTCTTCTGGAAACATACATTCTGGGTTACTTTTCATTGCCAGTGGGAACTGGGTCAAATAGTACTTTACACCTTCTTTGATGTTTTTGGGGGGATTTGAAAGTAGGGGGATTAACTTTTCAGTCGCATGTACTTTACCATATCGATAAGAATACTCCCGACAAAGAGCAATAAAGTGGTCATAATGCCATAGGTAGTTGTTATTAGTTTCCATTGTCCATACAGTGCATGGGTGGAAGTGATGTACCGCCTTGTACAGTATATCTTCCATGTTGTCGTTTGGGTGTTTATAGTACTTGACGGTACGTTTACCCGACTTGGAAGGTCTTAGTTCCATTGCACCATCGCACATGCGGTGGGCAGTCGATAACATCTGGCCAGATTCGACAATCATTTTTACAACATGTTTGTCACACTGGAGTTGTGCAGAAGCAACTGGACTTTTGTCCAAAATGAATATATTCATGGTAGTTCATCTTATAATTATCACATTTGGTTATATAATACTACATAACCACAGGAATGTCAAGCATTATTTTTCAGTGCCATCTTACAGATATAATAGGCATCTACAATATCTGATGTGGGATTGCCAACCTTAGTAGTCTTAATCAACAATTCTTCTTGAAGATTATATTCAGATTCTTCGCAAAACGACGAATACATACCCTCTTTGTTTGCATTACCTTTACCAGTTGCAAATTTCTTGATTGCAGATGGTGATAAGAGTGTGTATGGTATTTCTGCTTGCCAGAGTTTCCATTTCAACAAACCACAATTCTCTGCAATATGAAATACTTTTCCTGTAGAACCGTAACTGTAGTCTTCTATTGCAACTTCGCGAACATCGTTAGAAAGGATAATATCCAGTGCCCAATCAGATATGAAGTCATACCTTTCTTCTGGCGTTTCCCATTCTGTTAGATTGCCTCTGCCGTCGATATTCTTCTTGCAAAAATCCGAATACCGCTTCGTGTTGCTTAAAAAGAAAACATTGCAAAGTTCATAACT